GGCCGGTGGGGTGGCGGCCGGTGGCGTTGCGGGAGGTGTTGCGGCCGGCGGAGCGCCGGTAGTCGCGGGGTCAGTCATGCTTGAACTCTCCGATCAGGTTGAGAATGAAATGCACCACGTCGCGGCGGCCGGCCTCCCGGTGGAGGTCATCGCCGCTCATCGGCGCGTCGTAAAACCGTTGGCGCAGATCCTCCAGCACCCGGCGCCCCTCGGGGCTGGAGAACACCGCGCGGTAATAGTCTGTGGGATCAACCGGCATTCGGCACCACCCCGAGGGCAGCCTGGCCCTCGCCTACTGCGCGCATCGCCTCGCCCTCAGCCTGCGCCTCAGCCAGTTGCTGCGCCCTGGCCTGCGCCTCCGCCCGGGCCTTGCGGACGGAGGCCAGCTCCTCCTCGGCGGGCAGCAGATCCATCGGCACGCCCATCAGGCGCGCCTTCTCCTTGCCGATGGCGTCCACGTCCACCAGGTCGGCGGCCTCGGGTTTGATCTGCGCCAGGCCCAGTTGGCCACCGAGCCAGGCGTCGATCGCCTGCACGATGTCCAGCTTCTGGGAGCGGGCCATGGGTCCGTGGTACTCGATGTCCAGGTCTGCGCCGGCCACGCTGTCCGGCATCTGGGGGAGCAGGCCGGCTCGCAGCATAATGCGGAACGTGCGCTCCACCAATGGGGCGAGCAGGTCGCGCTGCAGCCGCCCCAGCACCGGGGCCATGAGCCGCTGCATCAACTCGTAGCGGGCGTTGACCTCGGTCGCGGTCATGGCGGGGGACTGTTTCAGCTCCAACTGGTCCTCGTAGAACGCTCGGCGGATATCAGTCACCAGTTGCTCGCGCACCAACTGGGACACATCGAACCTCGCGCCGGACTCCAGTGGCCGGATGCGCGATCCGTCCACCACTACGTTGACCGATCCACGGTCCAGGTCCAGGTCGCCGAGGATGGCGGACTGGTCGGCCAGGATCGATGGATCGATGATCTTGCCTGCGGCCTCCAGCACGGCCTCGGTGAGCTGGTTGAGCGTGAGGATGGTCCCAAGCACGTCAACGCCCGGCCCTTTGCCCCAGCGGCTCCCGGAGGCCTTGAGCCACCGCACCACGAACGCCGGCATCTCGTAGTAGCCGCCCTCCTCGCCGAGGGTTTCCTTGCTGGAGGCCAGGATGTACTTGTAGCCGTAGGGGCGCTTCTCTGGGGCCACCAGGCCATCGACCTCATCCACCTCGTCCCGGCGCCAGACGCAGAACACCACCTCGAGTTTCTCCGTGGATCCGTTGGGAGTGGCGGCCTTGTCCTTGACCGACTGCGGCGTGTCATCGCCGAACTTCGAGATGATCTGCACCGGGGTCCACTGCAGCCTGCGGTAGAACGTGATGACGTCCTTGTGCCAATCCTCCTCGAAATAGCATTCGCGCAGCGGGATCGCCTGAAACACCAGTTCGGGCCGCTCGGTCAACTCGCCCTCCACCTCTTCGGTGATCATGGCGGTGCCGAACGCTACCAGGTCCAGGTAAGCCTCCGAGGCCTCGACGTTGAAATTCGAGTCCTGCAGCGCCTCCCAGACACGCCGGGAGCAGTCCTGCAGCCACTCGGTGGCATCCTGGTCCTCGTTGATGTCGTCGTCCCTGAATTTGAGTGAGAACCACTGGGTAGCCGGGCTGGTCAGGTTCCCATGGAGGCTGGACGCCAGCCCCTGCGCCGCCACGATGGCGGTGCCGTCATAGACTTCGCGCCGGCGCCAGTCGACCTCGCCCTCGTCGGTCAATGAGCTGAAGAAATCGCCCCGGAGCGGCTGAATGAACCGCTCCAGCAGATCCCACAACCCCTCGACGTTGGAGCGGTCGGATTTGAGCGCCTCGAGGCGCGCCACAATCATTTCATTGTCCATAGCGGTGAATCCTCGGTCGGATGGTTCGTCGTGCCCGAATGCTGGTGGGTGCCGACGATGCTAGCACGGTTCGCCCCTCACCGATGCCGACGCACAGGTACTGCAGCGCCTCGGCGACGTGGCTGAACTCATTTTTGTCCGGCTTGTCGGCGTATTTGTCCTGGCCTGTGACCTGCAATCTGCGGTAGCGGTACTGGCCTGCCATCGCCTTGCGCAGCACCCGGCATTTGGGTGAGATCACCAGGGAGGGCTGGCCGGACATCGTGAGTCGGGTCAGCATGCCGGCCACGGCCTCGCGGCGGATAGTGAAGTCGTTGGTGTAGGCGGGCGTCAATGGGACCCCCTTGTCGCGCATGATGCGGTTCGGCGTGGCCTCGTCCGTCTGCACCCGCTGTTCGCCGGCTGGGTCGTCCCAGCCCGATAACTCGTAGCCTGGCCACTCCTGGCGGAGCTTGGCGGCCAGCAGTTCGCCGAACCGCACGGCCCCCATGTCCTCGGTCACCAGCTCGTCGTGGATGATGAGCTGCCCGTCGGCAGCCTGCTGGCCGATCACGGCGGCCGGAGTGAGTCCGTAGTCCACGCCCACCAGGATCTGGCCGGGTCTGCCGGGCATTGGTTTGAGGATCGGAGGCTCCTCCTCCAGGGTGTGGATGTGGTCGTTGTATTCGGGGTAGATCGGTTTGCCGTCCTGCACGAACCCGTATTTGCCATGCACGTAGACGTCGATCCACGCGGGGTCGGCGCCCGCCATCATGCGCTCGTAGTACCGCTCTGGCAGGTTCTCGACGTTCTCGGCGTCCATGGAGAGGCCGGAGGGCTGGTGGAATATCTCCCAGTCGTCCGGCCGCTCCTCCTCGAATTTGCGGTACCACCAATGATCTGTGTCCGGTGGGTTGGTGTCCATGATCAGGCCTGTCCACGTTGGCCCGCCGTCCCGCCTCGCCGGGTATCGCCCGAGCCGGCCGATCACGGCCTTGACGATAGCGTAGGGGATCTCGCGAGCCTCGTTGATCCAGGCTCCGGTGATTTCCAGCGAGAGGAGTTTGCGGATGTCCTGGGGTTTGTCGAGGGATCGGAACAGGATCTCCGCCTCGATGTCGCCCACGTTGATGGTCTGCATCATGTCGGCCTTGCGCCACTCCCCCAGCTCCTCGGGGAACCAGTCGTGGAATGTCTGGATGGTGGTGTCCTGGAGTTCGCGGTAGGAGTTGCGAACCACCACCCAGCGGGATCGGCGTTTGCCGTCGGCCTGGGGCTGCTGTTCGCTGATGCGCCGCATGATCTCCACGCAGCACCCGACCGATTTGCCGGAGCCGAACGGCCCGATCAGCCCGCGCACGAACGCGCTGGAGCGGAGGAACCGCTCAATCGTCCGTGACGGCGTGAACTGGATTACTCCCACGGGTAGGTGCGCTCCACGTCGATCTCGTCTCCTGCGGCTTCCTGTGGCTCCTGAGGCGGTGTTTGGGCGCCAGCAGGGAGGATGAGGAGCTGCCAGCCAGCGGATTTGGCCTCCTCGTCCACCGAGTGTTCCACGGCCTTGAGGCTGGGCACTAATTTGTCCAGGAGTTTCAGGTAGACATCATTGGCCGCCTTGATCGCGGCCACGTCCACCGTGGGGTACGAGGTGCCGTCCTCCCGGATGACGCCGGACAGCTCCAGTCGTTTCGCGTTGTAGAGGAGTTTAGCCAGGGCGTCTTGAACCTTGACGCCCTGGAGCAGGGCTTCGCGCGGATCCCGCTTCGCCTTGCGCTTCTTGAGTTGCTTAGCCAGTTTGGGGTTCGTCTCGGCCGTGCTTTCGGGCATCTTCGGCATAGTTGCTCCATCTCAGATGGGAGAGAACCGCATCGCTCCCGGTGATCCCCTCCTCCCCCGGCGTAGTGTACCACTCGAACAAGCGGTTGAAGTGCTTCGCATTCTCCGGGCGGCGCAAGCGAAACCCCTGCCCCACGTGGAGCACACGCAGCCTATGAAACTCCCCCAGGTGTTTGTCGATCGGGTCATCCGTGGTCAGGATGAAGTGGGAGATGTTGGTCATCTCGAAGAACCGATGCGCGTTAGGAGGGAGAAGCTGGACAAGTTCAATCGCCGGGCTGGACAAACTAGACACAAAGGCAGCCAGCCTCCGAACCCCCCTGCCGCCGGTGAGTCCGTTGGCCGAGATGATCGCCATGGGATACCCGAACAACCTCCTACAGGCTCGCGGCAGATCGAACGGCCCGAACCAGTTAGCGAACCCAGCCTTGTAGAACGGAACAAGCAGCGCGTCCTTCCCGCACCCCTGGGGACCGATGAGAACCGGGGCGGTGCTGGCGCCCCCGCCGGGG